TTGCAGCTCAAGATCAATGACGCAGGCGCCCGGTCCTGGGTCCTGCGTGCAATGGTCGCCGGCAAGCGCCGCGACATGGGGCTCGGCGGCTATCCCGACGTCACGCAGGCGCAGGCGAAGGAGAGGGCGCGTGCCGCGCGCGACCAGATCCATGCCGGCGCCGACCCGATCCAGTCCCGCCGGGAGACGCGCAGCGCCGCTGCGGCAGCAAACGCCAAGTCGAAGAGCTTCGACCAGTGCGTCGAGGCCTTCATGAAGGCCAAATCAGGCGAGTGGCGCAATGCCAAGCATCGGGCGCAATGGCAGAGCACCTTGGACACCCACGCTTCGCCGGTATTCGGCAAGGTGCTGGTGCAGGACATCGAACTCGCGCAAGTCCTGACCGTTCTCGAGCCCATATGGCCGAAGACGACGGAGACGGCGTCTCGCCTGCGCGGTCGCATCGAAACGATCCTCGACTGGGCGACGGCGCGCGGTTATCGATCTGGCGAAAACCCTGCGCGCTGGCGCGGACACCTCGACCAACTGCTCGCCAGACCGAGAAAGATCAAGAGGGTGAAGCACCATCCGGCCGTGCAGAGCAAAGACGTCGGCCGCTTCATGACCGAACTTCGCAAGGTCGAAGGGACGAGCGCTCGAGCCCTGGAGTTCGCCGTCCTGACGGCTGCACGGTCCGGAGAGGTGCGCGGAGCTCGCTGGGGCGAGGTCGATCTGAGGGCGAAGCTTTGGGTTGTGCCTTTAGAGCGAATGAAGGCAAAGAAGGAGCACCGCGTGCCGCTGTCGGAGCAGGCAATCAAGCTATTGAAGGCGCTGCCGCGGATCGAGGGCACAGATCTGATCTTCCCTGGACGTGACTCGAAACAGCCGCTCAGCGACATGTCTCTTACGGCGTGCATGCGCAGGATGGGTTTTAAGGACACCGGAGGTCGGATGTGTGTGCCGCACGGTTGCCGCAGCACGTTCCGCGATTGGGCGTCGGAACGAACGAACTTTCCAGGTGACATGGCAGAGATGGCACTCGCCCACACCATCGACAGCGCCGTCGAGGCAGCGTACCGCCGAGGCGATCTGCTAGCGAAGCGCATGGCCATGATGCAGGCTTGGGCCGACTTCTGCGAAACGTCGCACCGGGTGCGAGGTTCCAAGGTAGTGGCGCTGTCGCGTGCGGCCTGATGTCGCACCGAGTGGCGACTCGACGAACTAGCCAGGCGCAGGCGACTTCGCTCGGTAGACAACGGTCTTGCCCGGGATCACGAGCAAGAGCTCTTCGGCGACCATATACACCTTGGTGATGACTCGGTGTTCCTCGATTGGATCGTCGATGGTCGCTTGTTCGATGGAACGGTCGATCGTCGCGAACGGCGGCACCAAGCGCGCGGTAACGACTACGACAGCGCTTGGCAACATCGCCTGAGCGTCAGCGTTCGACATGGCCATCTCGGCTGCGCAATTCCCCATGTAGGGGCCGGACGGCATCTGCACCTCGACGGCGTGCAGTGTTTGCCTTCGCGCTCTGACTGTGACCCCGAATGCATTTCGCCCGACGAAGCGCCCCTTCTGGACGACTTCCTCATCGACCCGATACTTGGTCATCTTGGTGAGCTTGCCGTTGATCTGGGCGTAGTCACGACTGAGAAAGTTCAGGCAGAGGCGGAGTACCCCGCGCTCCGCATCGTATTTGACCTCGACCGGATAGCCGGCGTCGCGATCGGTCGCCTTGTTCATTGGCACTGAGATCTGGCTGCCGAGCGCGACCGACCCATCAATGCGCGCGCCGCTGAGACCGGCGACCCGCTCGACATAGGAGGCCTGGCTTTCAAAATCGGTCTTCTGCGGCGCCTTCAACGCAGCCACTGCCACTAGGAGCAGGTTGTGTCCTCTGGCAATCGCCGGGTCGTCCGGCGCGAGCAAGTCCGCGGGAGCATCCAAGAAGGCGGCGGCCTGTGCCGCAGTGCACAGCAATGCCATGCCGAGCAAGGCAGAAAGTCTACGCATCATCTTCTCCTGGTGTGCCGCGGATCGTAGGGCTTGCCAGGCCAGCTAGGGATTTCCGAAGGATCGAAGCGATCCCTTCACCGTGAAAAGGTGGCGTCTTCGAACGCAATTTGGATGCGCCGGAGGTCGCACGGGGGACAGCGGCACCTGTCCCACGTCTGTCCCATGTCCGTCCCGCGGGGACAACCGCGTGCGTCACGGTGGACGCCACCGTGACGGGGTGCGCGAAAAAGCGAAATGCATACTTCCGATTGCTCGGGTTTGTCATCAATAAAAGTGTTGCCTTTACTGTTGAGTTGAAACAGTTTGTGCAATACATTTATTGCATGCGAACACAGCAATCGACATGACGAAGAAAGAACTGGAAGAGCTTGCGCGACGACCTGGCAGGCCGGCATTGCCAGAGGACGAGAAGGCCGTCACTGGGTCGCTTCGGCTGACCCCAACGCGCTGGGCCAAGCTGCGTCGTCTCGGCATGGCCTGGCTTGGCAAGGCGATCGATCGAGCGAAAGACCCGAAGGAATAGACGCCGCGCCTCACGGCGTTCGATGGCGTTCTCGCCATCGGAAATGTGAGGCACAAAAGGCGACGGCCAAGGTGGTGGACACCTCGGCCGTCTAACCGAAACGTGCACGACTTAGAAGGAGATGCACATCATGGCTACCCGAAATGTAATACAAACGGCCGCGTCTGCGACCGATCCTCATCGAGTTTTCGCCAACGCGCTGACGCTCGACATCTTCCGCCTGCGTTACCAAGCGCGCGCCGCGTTGGCGCTGCTCGAGCGTTGCCCTTCGACTGAAGACAGCGACGATCTGATGGGCGTCAGCTTCGCGCTCAGCATGATCGAAGAGCGTTGCAGCGCTCTCTCGACCTTGATTGGCGATGCGGATTTGGCTTCTGTGCTCAAGGGGGCGTGCAATGGCTAAGCGCGTCCGTTCGGGCGGCGAGGTCAACGCCCCGTGCAAAGCGAAGACGAAATGGAAGCACGTCGGGAATGTCGCCGTGATTCAACGGACTGACTGGCGCATCGAGGCATACGAACGCCCCGTGCATGAGGCATCTCGGCTCCATATTGGCGAAGGCTGTGTGACCCCCGATGGACTGCTCGCGCAAATCATTGAAGACTACGGGCCGCACGTTTGGACCGACGACGAGGGAGTGCGCTGGACCGAGTACGGCTACGTCGTATGGTCGCCCAAGCAGGGAAGGGTGTTTTGCGCGGCGGGGAAACTTCTTAGTCAGACGGGGAAAGTCCGCCATCTGCAACTCGTTCGGCATGGAGTGGCCCATGCCTGAGGTAGAAATGACCCTCGAGCGAGCGCTCGCGGCCCTGGCGCGAGCCGCGCAGGCCGGCAACGTTGCTCCGCTTGAATATCTGAACGCGATCTGCCGCGGGGCAGCGTTCGACCCTGCCAAGGCCGCAGCCGCAGCGGCGGGACTCCGCGACAACAGCGACGAGGATGAGGTGCCCTTATGGCCACGATCACCCTCAAGATGATGCAGAAGACAGGCGCCGTGGCGCTTTCGCGAGCAGGCGGCGATGACGGCGGCGGCTACTCGACCCACGGCCAGACCCGCGCGCAGGAGTTCGATGACCACGTCGATGTCGTGCTTCTTCAGCCGCGCAACGGCTCGCACATCTACGTCGAAGGCCAGGACTACACGCCATCGAGAAGTACGCCACCGACATCCGCGTCGACCAGATGCAGATGGTGGGCTTCCACAACATGGACGACGACATTCCGTTCGAAAAGTGACATGTACACCAACGAGGTCGGCATGGTTGACTGTTTCGATCAGGTCGAAGTACGGCAAACAAACGCCAACTCCCGCACCGCAGGTACAAGGACAAGGACGGTGGCGAAAACTACCTGGAAAGCTGATGTAGATCAGCCCCCAAGAGGGGCCATCAATAGGGCGCTTCCCGGCCATACCACAGATGAAGGCAGAACAAAAACCCGGCGGTTTCGGGGGAGGCGGGAGGATTCGGCCGGATGCCGATGCGGCACAATCTCCACGTTCCTTCTTCAACCAACTGCGCCGCCTTAGCCTCTATGCAAAACAGTTAGCCGAAAAAAAGGAAACGCCGGGGAGGTACGAGCTCCCCAGCGTCCTCAACCACTCGGACCGAAGACCAAATGGCACTCTTGGAACAGAGCCGTGAAAGTCTAGCAGATGGCGATAACACCAGTAACGGAACATCGCCTGTCAGTATCGGTTCGGGTTTCTAAAACGCTTCTGAAAGCAACAGATGACCCGAAGTGAAGTTCAACCACAACAGGCGCCAGCAGACAAACTGCTGCGCCTCCCTGACGTACTTGCTCGCGTTCCCGTGAGCCGCGCCGCTTGGTGGAACGGCGTCCGAGAAGGTCGCTACCCGGCGGCCATCAAGCTCGGCCCGCGCACGACCTGCTGGCGTGCATCGGAGATCGAGAAGCTCATCCAGTCGCTCTAAGGGGCGACCATGGAAAACCCATTGTGCGGCCCAGCGCCGCAGTTGGTAGCGTTCGCGCGGCCGGAGGAAGTTGTACGCGCGACCATGACCAGTCGGGAGATTGCCGACCTAGTCGAGAAGCGCCACGACAACGTCAAGCGCACGATCGAGACGCTGGTCGAGCGTGGACTGGTTCATCCTCAAACTGAGGTTGGACAGGAGTCCGATGCCCTGGGAAGGTCGCGCGACGTTTCGGTCTACGTCGTTGGCAAGCGGGACAGTTACGTCATCGTCGCGCAGCTCTCCCCCGAATTCACCGCTCGCTTGGTTGACCGCTGGCAAGAGTTGGAAGGCCGTCAGGCGACCGCTTTGCCGCAGACCTTCGCTCAAGCCCTGCGGCTCGCCGCCGAGCAGCAGGAAGAGATTGAACGTCAACAACTTGCGCTTGAAGCCGCGAAGCCCAAATTGGAGTACGCCGACGCGCTGCTCAATGCAGACGGAACGGCGCTGGTCCGCGATGCCGCCAAGACGCTCGGCGTTGGCCCAAACAAGCTGCACGCAGCGCTGAAGGTCAAGGGCGTGATTCTGCGCAACAACGCGCCGGCCGCCGAGTACGTGTCGAAGGGGTACTTCAAGGAGGCCATCCACACGCATGAGACGGACACGCGCGGGGTACAGCTCAGTTACAGCGCGCGCGTCACTGGGCGTGGCGTTGAGTTCCTGCGGCGCTTCATCGCCAAGCACGCGGCGCTCTTGAAGCCGACTACAAAGTCAGGAGCGAAACAATGTGGCCAAGCGTGACTACCAACGGGACAAGCTTGATTTCACCTTCGTCCCGCTTCCCTTTGATGTCATCCAGTCGGACGAGTGGCGGAGCCTCCCACCAAACGCCATCCGCCTGGCCATTGACCTCATGTCGCAGTACACGGGCAAGAACAACGGGCGGCTATGCCCGGCCTGGGTCGTCATGGAGCGCTATGGCTGGAAGACCGAGCGCACTCTTATCGACGCCAAACGCGCGCTGCTCGAATGCACCTTCGTCGTTCACACCCGTCAGGGGAAAGCGCCGAGGACGACCGACTGGGTCGGATTCACATGGTGGCCGCTGCACTGGCACGAATCGATGGATGTTCCGCCACGCGGTTGGCCGAAGAACAACTTCGTGCGCATCCAGCCCGTCATGCAGGCAGATCCCTCGACGGGGCGGCTCGAGCCCGTTTCGAAAACACTTCGAGCACTGCAGAAACTACAGGACGGGTCGCAAAAACTGGCCGCTGGACCTGCAGAAACTACAGGACACAAGCTATTGGACGCCCTGTCAGTCCTGCAGAAACTGCAGGTCGTGCCCAATGAAACGACGCTTTGACCCGTCCTGCAGAAACTGCAGTAGTTCTAGAGAAGCCATCTCCAGTGACGCCTTGATGGGGATTCATCTGCCAAGCAGAGTGTCTTTCTCTCTTCAACGGCAACGCCGAACGAATTGGACGCCGCTGCCGTTGTTCTCCCACTTTCCGTGTCAAGCGAAGGATCTGCGGTCATGAAGAACGTTCCGAATCTATCGGTCATCGAAGAAGCCATGGATGCTCGGCGCCGGCTCCAGTGGATGCAGGCGGCGGTCCTCTTTACTGAGGCCGCTGACACTGAGACCTCACCGGCTGGCGTGCTGGCGCTGCGCCGTGACGCCTACCTTTGCCTGAATCGCACCGTGCGGTTCATCAACTACCGCACTGAGGCTCGCAAGGCCAACCCGAGGAGCGATTTCATGGGCGAATGGAAACTACCGAGCGGCGACCTTGTGAAGAAGCTGGCGGCGGCGCCTGCTGTTGAATGGAACCGCCGGAGGGCAGCATGACCGAACTCCGACTGAATCTCGCATCCGACATCAACCGATTCCACGAACTGGCCTGTCAGCGCGCGGATGAGGCCATCGATCATGCAAAGCAAGCGGGCCTGCTGCTGTTGGAGGCGAAGGCCGCGCTGCAGCATGGCGAGTGGTTGCCCTGGCTGGAGCAGAACATCTTTGTCAGCGCGCGCCAGGTGCAGCGCTACATGCAGGTTGCGCAAGGTCGGGCGCTGCCGATCAGATCCATCCGTAGTCCGACTACACAGGACCTTCCCAAAAACGACAGCGCGTCGCATTTGAACTATGCCCTCTTGCCCAAGAAGACAGGATTCGCCGCAATCCCGAATCACTACATGATCACCATTCATGACGGCAAGCTGTTCTGTGTCGAGCAGTCAACCACGCCCGGATTCTTCTTCGTGTCGTGCTTAGAGTTGAAGGCGGAAGACGATGTCATAGTGGACTTCCTGACCAAGCCGATCCGCGGCGACTATGTGGATTGGCCGCTTGCAGATTTCGGCATGCCAGACCCGGCGAAGGTGCGCTGGCAGTGGGGCGAGATGGAAAAGCCGGTGGCGAGCGCGCTCGAACGTCACGAGGTGGCAGCTTGACCAAGGAAACGAATGGCGGCTGGATCGAAGAGATTCCTGCGCTGGACTCGATCGAGTTGCTTTCGAACGGGAATGTGCGAGTGACGACCTCTGATCTCCAGGATCAGTACCTGGTCGACCTCCACCCGATGCACCTTCGCTTCATCGCCGAGAAGCTCGGCCTTGTCCGCGAGATGTCCGCATCGGAAGCGGACGCATTGCGGATGGTGGACAAGCTGGCCCGTCGCATCCGGCTGCTGGCCGAGCGCATCGGCCATTTGGGCGAGTACCTCGCGCTGTACTCCGATTCGAAGCACGCAGACCTCTCCTACGAGCAGACCTATGCGACCGCGACCGCCGACCTCGCCGATGAGTTCGTGCGGGAAATCGACGAATCGGGCGCGGTGGTAACGCCGTTGAAACGCTCCGAGCGTCAGGAAAGTGACGCTGCCAGCGTTACCGCCGCGCAGCCGGCACCGCAGAAGCCCAAGGGCGGCGCCACGCCGAAAGCGGGCCAGCTCCCTCTGGTGGACCCGTCATGAGCGCCGGGGAAAAAGGCAAGCAGTCACGGGGTGGTAATGCGTTACCACAAGGTGAGCAACAGGCGTCACGCGGTGTCACGCAGCGTCACGCGCATCCGTCACGGTGCAGGCGTGACAAGTGCGTGACGGATGTCCGCACAGCATGCGGACAGAACCGGGACATCACCGTGACGGACCGAGGACAACAGGCGGTGTCCCGCGGGACAGCTGCGGGACACCGCCAGGAGTCACGCGTGACGCCACCAGGACGCGCACCAATGCCACCCTTTGGTGAAGCCTTCGCCATAGCCTTCGGTGAAGGCTTGGGGCAACGCTTGGAGCATGCCAAGAGCAATGCCTCAGGCATCGCCCTCCGATCGCTGTGCCATCGCGGTGCTATCCGCCCGCCGTCGCTCTGCCATGCGTTTGCCATGGCATTTGCTATCCGTTTGCCATCGCCCTCCGATCGCACCGGCACCTTCAACAAAGAAGCCTGATGTCAGAACCTGAAGACCGCCCCGCAATCGATGAGCGCCTGGGCCGCGCAATCAACAGCTCCAACCTGGTGCCGACCAAGATGGACGACGACGGCGGCCGGATCGGCACGCTTGAGCTCCTGGCCGCCGCCGGCTGGACGGGCCGCAGGCTCGAATACGTGCTCGGGCGCGCGCTCATCGCGCTGGAATCGGAATGGGACACGTCGGAGCAGCCGCGGGTGCCGCGCGAGCACGACATCGAGGCCCTGTTCTCTGTCATGCCCACCACGATCAACGTCTTCGACGACGAGGGCATTCTGGTGAGGGACCATGAGGGCAAGGTCAAGATCGTGGAAATCAGCGCCAAGGAACGTCGAGCAGCAGCCCGAACTCAGGCGGATGAGTGGTACGAGAACGAGCGCGTGCGTCTGATCGGCCGCCTACGGTCGTTCCCGATGACGCTCAAGGCGCTGACCACCTGGTGCGACAACCGTTCAATTCGTGCTGCCGAGTCGAAGGCGCGCTCGCTCCTCGCTTGGTGGCTGGATCACCGATGTCCCAAGTGCTTGGGCACAACGCTGGACCCAGTGCCGTTGGGCGGGCGTGGCGCGGTCCGGGTGTGCAAGTCCTGCTATGGCTTGGGCGAGCGGCCTCTGCCGTTCGACGACGAGTACAGCCGCGACGGCCGGGAGATCGAGCGCGCCATGATCGACGCCAAACACCGCGCCATGCAGCAAATCAAGAGGTTCACTGCGAGTGCACATCGGGGCTGACGTGTGGTACAGTCCGCCCGAGACTGCAGACGCCGAAACGCTGGCGTCTCGCGCTCGACCGCATCGACGTACAGCTGCCCGAACTTCTCCCAGGTGAAAGCCTGACGAGCCGACCTTGATGGTCTCGCTCGCCCATAAGCCGCCCACGAGGTGGCTTTGTTCATTTCGGCCTATCCACCGCTTCGCTCAGTGACAATGCTCCCGCACCGCTGTTGGTGCGAGGAGACTCCATTGAGCAAGACAGTTCAGGTTTCGACATCACCGATCAGCGATACGAGCACTTGCGTCGTTGCGCTGCAAAACGACGGGACGCTTTGGGCTATGACGTTCTATTACGGGGATGCGAGTCCAACCGCCGCGTGGGTTCAATTGCCACCGATTCCCGCCGCCGGCATTGGCGATGATGAGCCCATGCCAATGGCCTAAGCAGGTCGCAGTTGCCTAACCCGGCCGCGCTCCCCGACGCCGGCTTTTGCCGCCAGAACAGCAGCGGTGCTCCCGCGAGAAACATCTCTGCCAGCAGGCAGTGATGTTGGATTGAGATCGGTTCGCGCCCCCTGGCGCTCGCGCGCCTTGCGCTCCTCGTAGGGCGCCCGTTGAGGCGGCTTTTTCGTTTCTGCCGTGTAGCTCAGTGGTTTAGAGCAAGGGCCGCCCCTAAGAAGGCGGCCTAGGCGTCGCAGGTTCGATTCCTGCCACGGCACCAGATGTCTCCTCTATGGGTTCAACTTTCACGGTTGCCTGTAGTTGCCCGGTCCGCCGGGCTTTTTCATTTCAGCGGGTTTAGCTCAAACAGTGGAGCGTCGGGACGGAGGGAGCTTCATCCATTTCAAGGTCCTGGGGTCGATCTTGAGATTCTCGAGGCTCGTGTAAGCCACCGGGTTCCCACTCCTGCCCCAGGCATTTGGAATGGCCAGGGTCGCGTACTCGTTGAACGCAATGATGAAGCGGTCGCCTGATTCCAGAATGTCGGAGACCTGCCCGATCATGAACGCTGTGCGGTGGTCGACCCCATCCATGTCCGCATCGCCGTTCACGTTCCGAACGCCAACAACATAGCGGCAGGCGGATGCGCGGTCTAGGTCCAGTTGCCAGTGTCCAATGCCGCCTTCGCTGAGCATGGTCTCCAGCGACTTGCCAGTAAATACTTTGATGACGCTTTCCACAAAAGTCCTATGGAGCATGGAGCGTCACGTTAGCGCTTGCGACGCCGGCTGCCATCCGCCATTTGGCGGAGAGCCTCGGCCTTTTCTCCTCGATCCCTCACCTTTGGGATCGTTAGCCCGCCATGAGCCGTAACCTCGTGGCGGGGCCTTTCTATTTGAGGTGCCGCATGGATGAGCAGTTGATGGCGATTCGCCTTCCTGCTCGGGTTCTGGCTGGCGGCTCTGGTGACTGGAGCGATCATCCTGCGCATGGAGCGCCGCGAGCAGGGGCGGCAAGCGGATGAGCGCAAGGCCCTGTTCGCTGCGTACGCCGCACGTCAGCCATACCCGCCAATGGAACAGAGCTACTTCTCGTGACCTCCGAAGACGTGTTCTTCCCACACCATGCGCAACTACGAACAGGAGCAGCCTGCCGAGGCGATCAAGGAATGGGCAGCACGGGAAGACAAGGCAGCTCTGCAGCGTGACATGGAGCACCTGGCCAAGGCGCTGGGTAGACCGGTCAAGCGCTAAGGCATGTGGCCCACCACCTCACGCCATGAACGAGGCTATGGCACCGCATGGGACAAGCTGAGGCTCGAGATCCTCAAGCGCGACAAGTACCTCTGCAGGTGCGACGAGTGCAAGAAGACCTATCGCCTACGTGAGGCGACCCAGGTAGACCACCGCATCCCCAAGGCACAGGGTGGGACAGACGACCCGAGCAACCTGTGTGCGATCAATGAAGAGTGCCACAAGCGCAAGACCGACATCGAGAACGGACGCCGCATCAGGCCCCGAATCGGTGCGGATGGGTGGCCAGAGGGGAGGGGGTAGGTCCAGTCTCTGGGGCTATCTGCCTCAGGACCGGCGCTCGTTCGTTCTGTGCACACCCGCGAATTGAGACTATTTTTTACCCGGACAGAACATGGCAGGAAGAAGGCCCAAACCGACGCATCTGAAGGTGGTCTCTGGGAACCCGGGCAAGCGCGCGGTCAACAAGACGGAACCGAAGCCGAGGCGGGAAATTCCGTCCTGCCCGACCTACCTGTCAGATGTAGCGAAGGTGTCGTGGGGCCGCCTGAGTGTGTTGCTCGACCGCATGGGAGTGCTCACCGAGGCGGACGGACCCGCGCTAGAGCGGCTGTGCGATTGCTACGCGGAAATCCTGGAGTGCCGCGAGATCATCGCGCGCGATGGCCGGACGTACAGCAGCGTAACGACCCGGACCACAAGCGAAGAGGGCGAAGAGACCACGGTCGAGGAAGTGAAGTCGCTGCTGAAGGCGAACCCTGCCGTCGCGATGCTGGGCGACGCTGACCGCCGGTTCAAGAGTTACCTGGTCGAGTTCGGCCTGACGCCGGCAGCTCGATCGAAGGTGCACACAAACAACGATGGCAACGACAAAAAAGATCCGCTCGGCGAGTTCTTCGGCTGATCCGGTTACTGCCTACGCGCAGGAAGTCGTCGCCGGGAAGCGAATCGCCGGGCCGCATGTCCGCGATACGTGCGCGCGCCACCTCCGGGATCTGAAGGAGGGCAAGAAGCGCGGGCTGACTTGGAACGTCGAGGAGTCGAACAAGGCGATCCGGTTCTACGCCAAGGTGCTGAAGCTCAACGGCGGCGATTACGAGGGGGTTCCTTTCGAGTTGCTGCCCTGGCAGAAGTTTGTCGTCGGCAGCCTGTTCGGCTGGTTCGGGGCCGACACCTACCGCCGATTCCGAGTGGCCTACGTCGAGACCGCGAAGGGGTCCGGCAAGTCGCCGCTCGCCGCCGGGGTTGGGATGAAGGGCCTGGTCGCAGATGGCGAGGCTCGAGCGGAGGTGTACAGCGCCGCCACGAAAAAGGATCAGGCAATGATCCTGTTCCGTGACGCCGTTGCGATGGCCGACCAGTCGAAGGAGTTGGGCCAGCGCCTGACGAAGAGCGGGACCGGCGAGAAGTGCTGGAATCTCGCGTACCTGCAGACCGGATCCTTCTTTCGGCCGATTAGCAGCGACGATGGGCAGTCGGGGCCGCGGCCTCACATCGGGTTGATCGACGAACTGCACGAGCACAAGACCAACACGGTGGTCGAAATGCTGCGCGCGGGCACGAAGAGCCGGCGCCAGGCGCTGATCTTCATGATCACGAACAGCGGGTCGGACAAGAAGGGGCCGTGCTGGGGGTATCACGAGTACGGGTCGCAGATTGCGAGCGGCGAACGGCAGGACGACGCGTTCTTCAGTTTCATCTGCGCGCTTGACGAGGACGACGATCCTTTCGAGGACGAGAAGTGCTGGCCCAAGGCGAATCCCAGCCTCCAGGACGCGAACCTTCCGGGCTACAAGTACATCCGGGAGCAGGTCACCGAGGCGAAGGGCATGCCTGGAAAAGAGGCCCTGGTCCGGCGGTTGAACTTCTGCCAGTGGACCGGCGCCGAGTCGCCATGGCTGAGTCATGAGATCTGGAAAGGCGCGCAGCGCGACTACGACTGGCAGGACTTGCGCGGCCGGCGCGCGGTGGCGGGGCTTGACCTGTCGAGCACGACCGACCTGACGGGCCTGGTGTTCTTCGTCGAGCCGGTCGAGGAGGGCGAGCCCTGGAAGATGGTGCCGTTCGGCTGGCTGCCCGAGATCGGGCTGCAGGAAAAGAACGACACAGACGGCGTGCCCTACGTTCAGTGGAAGGCCGAAGGGTTCCTGGACACGACGCCGGGCCGAGCGATCAGCAAGCGGACGATTCTGCAGAAGCTGAGCGGCATGTGCGACTTCTTCGAGGTGATCGAGGTCGCATACGACCGGTGGCGCATCGAGGATCTGACGTCGCTGGCGAACGATGAGGGCATCACGCTCCCGCTGATGCGCCCGTTCGGGCAGGGTTTCAAGGACATGAGCCCAGCGGTCGAGAACTTTGAGCGGATGCTGCTGAATGGAGAGTTGGTGCACCCGGGCCACAAGCTGCTGACCATGTGCGCCGGCAATGCGGTGATCGAACAGGACGGCGCGGAGAACCGCAAGCTGTCAAAAGAAAAAGCGACCGGCCGGATTGACCTGATGGTCGCCGCCGTCATGGCGGGCGGCATTGTTGCCACCTTGCCCGAACCAACCGAAGCACCCTCAATCCGATGGCTCTGAACCCGATCGCCTCGCTGCGCAGCATGTTCGCCTCGGTGCGCGTGCGCCTGGCAAACCCGCAGCGATACACGTATGGGTTCCCCGGCCTGAACAATGCGGGGGTGCGCGTCACTTCCGAGAACGCCACGCAGGTCGCCGCGGTGTGGGCGTGCATGGACGTGATCGCTTCGGCGGCGTCGTCGAGCGACTGGAATGTCTATGCTGGCGTGCGCCACGCGACGAACAAGGAGGCGCTGCCGGACGACTCGCTGCAGTACATCCTGAACACCCGGTTCAATCGGGAGATGACTGCCCAGGCCGGCAAGCGGGCGATGATGCTCGCCGCCGTTGGGTACAAGGACGGCTATGCCGAGATCGAGCGCGATATGGCCGGCCGGATCGTCGCGCTCTGGCCCATCGCGCCGAACCGTGTGGATCCGCGGCGCGACCTTGATACGGGGCGCCTCTTCTATCGCGTGACCCAGGAGTACAGCGGCGGCTGGGTGGACATGGAGCCGGACGAGCTTTTCATCATCCGTGGCGCGAGTCTGGTCGGGTTCTCCGGCGACGACGCGATCGGGCGCGCGATCCAGTCGATCGCCTCGGCCATCGCGATCGACCAGTTCGCGGCCTCCTACTTCGCCAACGGCACGCAGTTGGGCGGTGTGCTGGAGTATGAGAAGAAGCTCGACGACCCTTCGTTCGAGCGGCTGCAGGGCCAGTGGAACGGCAAGCATCAGGGCTCCCGCAACGCATTCAAGACCGCCATTCTGGAGAACGGCGTCAAGTTCAACCCGATCACGACGGACGCCGAAAAGTCGCAGATCGTCAACGTCAAGCACCTCTCAATCGAGGAAATCTGCCGCTGGTTCCGCGTCCCGCCGCACAAGATCGCGCACCTTCTTCGTGCAACGAACAACAACATCGAGCACCAAGGGCTCGAGTTCTCGCGCGACACGCTGCGCCCGTGGATCAAGGAGATCGAGCAGGAGGCGGATTACAAGCTGATCGCCTACCGCGGGCCGAAGAAGTTCGTTGAGATCGACGTCGACTGGGCGGAGCAGGGCGACTACAAGAGCCGGGCGGAGGCCTATGCCACGCTGGCGGGTACGGGCGCATTCAGCCCGAACATGATTTTGCAGAAGCTCGGCGAGAACACGATCGGCAAGGATGGCGACATCCACTTCGTGAACGGCGCGGCGATCCCGTTGGACCAGATCGGCGCGGCCTATGCCCAGTCGCAAGCCAAGCCGCCCGCGTTGCCGGCGCCGGATGCCCCGGCTCAAGAAGACACAGCGCAGGCCTGGCTCACGTCGGTGTACGCGCGGATTCAGCGCCGCTTCGACAACCGATCTCGCGCAGACAGCGTGACCGGCGCCCTGGCCGATGCGCGGACCTACGGGCCGGAGCAGGTTGCCGAGCTTGCTGGTGTTCTCGGCGATCGACTGGAGGCCGCGCAGGCGATGGCCTTCGAAATGGTTAGCGGCGTGCTTCTGCCTGAAGAAGCGGCTGCCAAAGTGTTCGACAAGGAAGCGGCCTGATGGGTGCCCTGTATCGGATCGACTTCTCGCACGGGAAAAGCTACATCGGGATCACGGCGAAGACGACGCAGGAGAGGTTTGCGCGTCACTGCGCCAATCTCGCGGATCAGGACAAGGCGGATCTTGCTTTGGTGCGTGCCATGAAAAAGTACGGCGTCGATGGATTGACTGTCACGACGCTCGCGATCGTCGACGACTGGGAGGCGCTATGCCTCATGGAGGCGAAGGCCATCGTTGCCTATGGCACGAAGTACCCGCACGGCTACAACCTGACGGACGGCGGCGAAGGGTTGCAGGGCGTCGTGATGGGCAATGGTGTCCGCCAGAAGATGGCGACGAGCGCTCGCGTTGCGTGGGACGCGCCGGGTCACCGAGAAAAGATGTCCGCAATGCGAACTGGCAAGAAGCAATCAGAGGCCACGAAGAGCAAGAGGAGCGTGGCTGTCGCAGCCGCGTGGAAAGCCCCCGACTACAAGGCTCGTCTCGGGGCCGCGCATAAGGCCGCATGGGTGCTTCGTCGCGCCAAGAACCAAAAGGAACACGCATGAAATTCTGGGCAAAGGCTACGAGCCAAAAGGCCGAGCTCTACATCTATGACGCCATCGGCGCCGACTTCTTCGGCGATGGAATCACGGCGAAATCCGTGTCGGACGCGCTCGCGGAGTTCAAGCCGAACGCCGACCTCGACGTCTACATGAACTCGCCAGGTGGCAGCGTTTTCGAGGGCATCGCAATCTACAACCAGCTCCTTCGATGGGGCGGCAAGAAGACGGTCCACATCGACGGCATTGCGGCGAGCATCGCCAGTGTGATTTCGATGGCCGGCGACGAAGTGAAGATTGCCGACTCCGGCGTTTTCATGATCCATTCGGCTTGGGGTATGACGGTCGGGAACGCCGCGGACATGCGCAAGTACGCCGACTCGCTGGAGTTGGTTGACGGCGTGATCCTGGACACCTACGTGAAGCGCACGAAAGGCTCGAAAGACCAGATCAAGGGATGGATGGCCGCCGAGACATGGATGAATGCCGATGAGGCTGTGGCGCGCGGGTTCGCCAGTTCCAAGACCGGAGAGAAGGCCATCAAGGCGGAGTTCCCCATGCTTGCCAAATTCAACAATACGCCGGAGCGCCTGCGCCAGCAGTCGTCTTCGCTCGATGCGCGTTTCGCGTCGATGTCCATGTACCTGACCAAAAAGAATCTCGGGGCCAGCCCCAAGACCGCGTAGGGCCAGCCCTTCGCACCACTAGCAAGCCGCCTCCGGGCGGCTTTTTCGTTCCCGCTTCACAAAGGAAATCGCAATGAAGAAGCACTCGCTGGCCCTGACCGCTATGGCTGTGGCCCTCTCCCTCGGCTTTGCCGAATCCGCCGTCGTCCGCAATGACGCCGCCTCGCTCGACCAGATGCAGAACCGTCTGATCGAGCTCAACGCCGAAGCCAACAACATCAAGGCTCGTGCCGCGGCCGAAAGTCGCGACCTCAACGACGACGAACGCAAGGATCTCGACCAGATCTTCGCTTCGTTCGAAGAGCTGTCCGCCGACATCGAGCGCCTCGAACGCCTCGACACCATGAACGCTTCCGTCGCTGCGCCCCAGGGTCGCCGCACCGAAGCCGATGGTGGTGGCGATCCGCAGGCCGCCGCCAATCCGAACGCATCGCGCGCCCAAGCCGAGGCCGGCCGCGCTCGCGCATCGGTTCCGGCTCAGCCGCGCGACAACCGCGAAACCGGCAAGTGGGGCTTTCGCTCGCAAGGCGAATACTTCTCGGCCGTGGTCAAGGCCTCGCAGCGCGGCGCCGCTCCCGATCCTCGCCTGATCGCCAACGCACCGACCACCTACGGCTCGGAAGGCGTCGGCGTCGATGGTGGCTTCGCGGTGCCGCCGGACTTCCGCACGGCCATCGTTCAGAAGGTCATGGCCGAAGACTCGCTTCTGGGTCGCACCGACCAGATGACGACCAGCACGAACAGCATCACGGTTCCGACCGACGAGACCACGCCTTGGCAAGCCACTGGCGGCATCCAGGCCTACTGGGAGTCGGAAGGCGGCCAAAAGCAGCAGTCCAAGCCGCAACTGACCGAGAAGACGGTCAAGGCGAACAAGATCATCGCCCTGGTGCCGATGACCGACGAGTTGCTGCAGGACGCGCCTTCGATGGCCGCCTACGTGGCGAGCAAGGCGCCCGTCAAGATCGACTTCAAGGTCAATTCGGCGCTGATTAGCGGCACGGGCGCGGGCCAGCCTCTGGGCTTCCTGAACTCTGGCGCGCTGGTGACGGTTGCGGCCGAGTCGGCGCAGACGGCCGATACGGTGAACTTCACCAACATCGTGAAGATGTACACCCGCATGCCGGCCTCGGCCAAGCGCACCGCGGTGTGGCTCATCAACGAGGACGTCGAGCAGCAACTGATGACGATGCAGTTCCCCGGCACCGGCACCGCCGTCCCGGCGTACCTGCCGCCTGGTGGCCTGTCGGCTGCGCCTTACGGCACGCTGCTGGGTCGCCCGGTGATCACGTCGGAAGCCGCTCCGGCGCTCGGCGATGTCGGTGACATCTCGTTCGTGGACTTCTCGCAGTACATGAGCGTGGTCAAGGCCGGCGGCGTGAAGCAGGACGTGTCGATCCACCTGTTCTTCGACTACGACATCACGGCCTTCCGGTTCGTGCTGCGTGTCGGCGGCATGCCGTGGTGGAACACCCCGATCACGCGTGCCAACGGCGCCAGCCGCAGCCCGTTCGTGACGCTCGCCGCCCGCTGATCCAGATGGCCCTTCGGGGCCTTCCCTCATCACATTTCAAGGAATCACCATGAACAAGACCCCTTCCGAAGTCGCCGCGATTGTCGGCAACATCGACCCGGACGCTTACGCGGCTTCCACTGTCGCGACGAACGAGTACATCCCTCTCAAGTTCTTTCGCCGCTTCATGGCGATCGTTCAAGCGGGTGACATCGTTTCGACCGGCACCATCGACGCCAAACTGATCTCGTACACGAACGGCAGCGGCGGCGGTGCGGCCGACATCACCGGCGCGGCGATCACGCAGCTCACCCAGGCGGGCACCGACAGCAACAAGCAGGTCATCATCAACCTGAACACCGACTTGCTGGCCGGCAGCACGGCGACGCACTTCAAGCTGTCCGTGACCATGGGCACCGCTGGCGCCGACCTGAGCGCGATCGTGCTCGGCTTCGATCCGCTGTACTGCCCGGCGTCCGACAACGACGTGGCTACGGTCGACGAGATCGTCAGCGTCTGATGAAACGGGAGCCCTTCGGGGCTCCTGTCTTCTCATGAAAACGATCAAGTTCACCGAAGAGCGTGAGTTCGACTACGGCGACGGCGTCGTTCTCCATAAGGTCGGCGACGTCGTCTCGCTGCGGGATGACAAGGCGCAGCGCTGGATCACCCGCGGCGTCGCGTTCCAACTGACGGACAAAGAGATCAAGGTGGAGCGCGATGACAAGCCCGTGGTCAGTTCCGCCGATGTGGCAGGGGAAGACAGTAGCGGTGATGGCGAGCGGGCCGTCGATGTCCCCGCTTCTGGCGACGCGCCTTCGCGTTTTGCATCACCGGCAAAGCATAAAGGCGGCCGTCACAAATGACACCTACCGCTTGGCGCCGTGGGCAGATCTGCTCTACGGCGCCGATGCGGACTGGTGGAGGCGCAACCCTGACGCGCGGCAATTCGCTGGCGTCAAGGTGTGCTCCGACGATTCTCTCCAGTGGTCCGAGGTGATGAGCCTTCGGCACACGGGAAAAATCGGGTTCGATGCGGACCCGGCATGTATCCGAAGCGGGGGGAACTCCGGCTATCAGGCGGTCCATGTGGCCGCCCAGGCCGGCGCCGCCCGCATCCTGCTCTGTGGTTTCGACATGGGCGGCGCGCACTGGCACGACGCCCCTGCGCCGGCCGCGCACCTGTTCGCGACCTGGATCGAGCGCTTTGAGACGCTGGCCGATGCACTGCGCGGCCAGGTCGAGATATTGAACTGCACTCCGGGAAGCGCGCTGAAGTGCTTCCCGATGGCAACCCTGGAATCCATTCAATGAACGTCGTCGTCGTCACGCCGCCACCAGTTGAACCTGTCCTCATCGAGGAGGCGTTCGTCCATCTTCGGCTGGATGACCCGACCATCGCGAACCCGGATTACGCGGCGGTGCTTGCCCAGATCACCAGCGCGCGCGAGCAGTGCGAGCAGATCACCCGCCGCGCGTTCGTGCAGCAGACCCTTCGCCTGATTCAAGGGCCGGCGCGCGACGGCGAGCGGCGCGGCTGGGCGTGGTTCATCAACGGTGGCGCGTGTTCATGGGGTTCGATCGAGCTTCTCCGGCCGCCGCTGATCTCGGTCACGTCGGTTGAGTATTACGACGACGAAAACGTTCTGCAGACCGTCGACGACGAGGAATACTTCGTCACCGCCGATCTGGTTCCGAAACTCCGCTTCGTGAGCGGCTTCTCAGCTCCGTCCACCTACCTTCGGGACGACGCGCTGCAGGTTGAGTACATCGCCGGGTATGCCCCGGTGCCGGCCGATCCTGAAGCGGACCCGCCAGTCGCGATCGACTATCGCGCGAACGTGCCATCGAGCATCAAACAGGCGATTCTCCTGGCGGTGCAGCTTCAGTACGACGAACTGAGCCCGGAGAAGCGCAAGGCCCTGGAGAACGCGCGCGACGCGCTTCTTTCGAGCTTCCGCATCCACACGTACTGACCATGAGCATCCGAAGCAACGTCGACGCCCGCGAGTTCGACCAGCGGGTGGCGTTCGAACGTCGCGTCACCACGCAGACGGGCACGGGCGGCGAGACGGTCACATGGACGCGCCTGGGCGGCTCGCCAACGGCGATGTACTGGGCGAAGGTGGACGGAGCGAAGGCTTCAGGTGAGCCCTACATCGCTGACGGCATCCGCTCGCCGGCCGACTACACGTTCTGGATTCGCGCCGATGTGTTCGCGCGGCTGGGCCTGGTGCTGACGGACCGGATCGTCTGGAAGGGCGAGAACTTCGACATCAGCGACATGCCCGACCAGCAATTGCGCGGCCGAAAGATCGCGTTGATTGCCCGCACGGGCCTGAATCAGGGCTGACCATGGCAAAGAGCGTGACCGTCAAGGTGGAAGGCCTGCAGGAGCTCGGGATGCGCATGAAGAGCCTGTCCGAGGACGTGAACAAGCGCATCGCGCGCGCGGCGACGGCAGCCGGCGCGGTGGTGATTCGGAATTCGGCTCAGGCCAAGGTGCCGGTCGATACCGGGAACCTCAAGAAAAACATCATTGTCAAGCGTCTGCCGAAGGGCGAGTCGTCGCTGACCAGCGAGCACATCGTCACGGTGCGCAAGGGCAAGTTGACCGCAAAGCAAAAAGGCTCGGGCCTGAAAGACGCCTACTACGGTCAGTTCGTCGAGTTCGGCACGGCCAAGATGCCGGCGCGCCCCTACCTGCGGCCGGCGTTCGATCAGGACAAGGAGCGCGCGGTCGAAGCGATCAAGAGCCGTATCGCGGCGCGCCTGAAGAAAGCCGGAGCATGAGCCTCGAAACGAAGATCGTGACGGCGCTGACGTCGCTGGTCGGAGGGCGAGTCTATGCGAGCACCTTCCCGCAGCAGCCAGCAACGCCGATCACGCCGGCCATCCTGTTCACGTTCGTCAGCAGCGAGATCAATGCGGACATCTGCGGTGACGGCGGCGACGCCACGGCGAACACCCGCATCCAGGTTGACGTGTATTCGGCCACCTTCGATTCGGCCCGCGCGCTGCGCCTCCAGGTTCTCACCGCAATGGCCCTTATCACGCCGCCGACCCTCTGGGAGGGCGGCTTCGGCAGTTACGAACCCGACCTGAAACTCCATCGCTGTTCGATGGATTTCATTCACTACCCCAGCTCGACCTAGAGCAACCAGTTCCCCAGCCGAAGGCCCGCCATGTGCGGGCCTTTTTCTTTGTCAGCACGTCAGTAAGAAAGAGGTTTCATCATGTCCAGCGGTCAGCGTTTCAAGTTCAACGGCTCCACCATCCAAGTCTCGACCGGCAACGCCTCGGCGAAGACGATCACCGACATCACCGAAGCCGATCCGGCGGTCGTGTCCTCGACGGCTCACGGCCTGTCGCTCGGCACTGTCGGCCGTATCGCTGCCGTCGTCGGCATGACCGAACTCAATGGCAACCTGTATGTCGTGGACAACCCCGATACCGGCGACTTCGAACTCGCTGGCGTGGATGCCTCGGCCTACACGCCCTACGTTAGCGGCGGCACCTTCACCCCCCTGACCTACACGGCGTTCTGCGAACTCACCGGCATCGACCAGCAAGACGGCACGACCGACGAGATCGACGTCACGACCGTCTGCTCGACCGCCAAGGAATTCGAAGTCGGCCTGTCGGACAGCGGCACCCTGACCCTGAACTACAACTACGCGCCGAACAGCACGGTCCAAGCCGCATTTGCCGCGGCCAAGGTATCCGGCGACGAGATCGCCGTGCGCGTGGTCATGCCCAACAGCGGCGGCACGATCGTGATGATCGGCTCGGTGCAGCAGTCCAGCTTCACGGGCGCTGTCGGTGCGGTCTATACCGGCTCGACGCAGCTCAAGCTCACGGGTGAAATTTTCGTCCTGGCTTGATCATGAACAAGCAGGAACTCCGCGCGAAGATCCTCGCGACAGCCAACCCCAAGCCATCGCCCATCGAGGTCGACGGCTGGGGCACGGTCTACATCAAGCCTCTCTTGGTGGGCGACATCGAGTCTTTCAGCAGCGACACCGACCCCGCCCTCAAGGCCGCGCGCTCTATCGCGCGCGTCCTGTGCGACGAGTCGGGCGAACTGCTGTTCGATCCGAGCAACGTCGAAGACCTGTTCGCGATCAACCGCCTGCCCCTCGATGCCATCAGTGTGATCAACGCCGCCGTCGAAAAGACGAACGCGAGCGCCACCTCTGAGGCCATCGACCTGGGAAACGTCTCACTCCCCGCGACCGATTCAAGCTCGACTTAGCCGAGTCGATGGGGTGGCCGCTTTCGGCGGTCAATGAGATGACGGAATACGAACTGTCCCTGTGGATGGTTCGTGGCCCGCTCTGGCCGCGAAGGCTTGAGCTGCTACTGATCCAGATGACGAACGTCCTGGCGCAGGTACACGGCAACAAAACCACCATGAGCAAGTTCGACATGTTCAACAAGCGTCAAGAGCAAGAACTCGACGAAGCCGCCCATGAAGTGGCCGCGCTCGCGGGCGCTGGCGTGCGCAAGCTCGGGCAGGGGCGCAAGTAATGGCACTCGGTCAACTCGTCGTCAAGCTCGGGCTGGATGCAGCCGAGTACACCCAAGGCCTGAGCAAGGCGGAACTGCAGGCGCGGCGCTTCGGCGAGGCGATCGGCGACAACATCCGCACCGCTGCTCAGGTTTCCGCTGGTGCACTCGTCGCGCTGGGTGCAGCCGCGCTTGCCGCCAATGCGGCGTTCAACAAGCTGCTGGATGGGGCTGCCAAGTTCCAGGATCTCGCCGAAGAGACTGGGGCGAGTGCGGCCAGCATCGCGGGCCTGTCAGTTGCTGCGGCAACCGCTGGCGTGCAGATCGAATCCGTTGCCGGCGCGATGAACAAGCTGACCAAGAACCTGGTCGGCGTGGACGACGAGTCGAAGGCGGCGGGCGCCGCGCTCGCGGCCATCGGCATCAGCATCAAGGACTTCAAGGCACTCGCGCCCGCGGAACAGTACAAGACCGTCGCCAATGCGCTCGATGGGTTTGCAGACGGCGCCGGGAAAACGGCTGTCGCGATGGGGCTTTGGGGCAAGGCCGGCGCCGAACAGTTGAAGGTCGCGAAAGCGATCGTCGAGCAGGGCGGGGCGACCAACATCCTCACGGAACGGCAGATCGAACTTGCCGACCAGTACCGCGACGCGCAGGCAAAGCTGACCGCAGAGATTGGTCTGTATGCGAGCGCTCTCGCTACGAACTTCATCGAGCCGATGAACGCCCTCAAGACCGTTCTGGTCGAGGCGATCAAGCAGTTCGCGGACACCAGCACCGCCGTGACCGCGCTGGGTGCCAACACGGGGGTGCAGGCCTTCGCCGAGAACGCCGGGCGGGCGCTCGCCGGCATGATCGACTACGTCACGCAGTCGGTCAAGGAACTCCGCGTCCTCACCGATTTCGTCTCCAGCAGCGCCCAGGCGCTCGGTCAGGTGGCGTCCTTCGACTTTGACGGCGCGCGCGCCACCGCCAAAGAGTTCCAGAACCGCTACGGCCTGGATGAACTGGGGCGCAAGGTCGCCGCGGGGGCCGGCGAGCAAGCCGCCAAGACCTTCGTCCAGTCGTACAACGAGACGCTGGCCGCATCGAAGCGCGCGGTATTCAACGCGACCGACCCGCGGCGCGTCGATCTGGTCAACGGCAAGGTTCCGGGCAAGCCTCAGTTGAACTTCGGTGGCGCAGTAAAGAGCGGACCGAAGGGGAAGGACACCGCTGGGCAAGAGGCCAAGGCGCAACTCGCTTCGGACCTAGACGCGATCAAGAACGCGCAGGAGGCCATCACCAACAGTTTCGCCAATCAGGAGAAGATTCTCGAGGCGCTGCGCTCGGCTGGACTGAAGGACGAGACCGCCTACTACCAAGAGAAGCAGCGCCTGCTCGCGCAGACCACGACCGCGCAGGAAGACAGCCTGCAGAAGCAGATCGCTCGCCTCAAGCAGGAGCAACTGAGCGGCAAGGACGCGATCGATAACGCGAAGAAGATCGCCGACGCCGAAGCGGCGCTTGCGAAGATCCGCGAGAATTCGGCCACGCAGGCCCAGGTGCTCGGCATCCAGCAAGCCGCGGCCTACGCCAAGATCAAGGGCGCGATCCTTTCCGCGCAGCAGGCCGCGCAGGACTTCTTCGACACGACGAACCGCGGGTACGCGCGCGAACTCGCCGGCATCGGCCAGGGCGACAAGAACCGGAACATGAATTCCGGCATCACGCAGATCGAAGACAAGTACCGTCAGCAGCGCCAAGACCTCCAGAACCAGCGCGCGCAGGCCGAACTCGCCGGCACGTTCACGCCCGATGCTCAGAAGCAGTTCGACGCGCAGCTCGGCATCATCAACGAGTTCCAGACCAAGGCGATCGATTCCTACAAGACCTACTACAGCGCGATCAACGACGCGCAGAAGAGCTGGCTGAACGGCGCGACCGAGGCGCTGCACAACTACGCCGACGAGGCCGACAACGTCGCCAAGCACACGCAGGAGGCGGTCGGGAATGCGTTCAAGGGGCTGGAGGACCAGCTCACCAACTTGTTCACCGGGAAGAAGTTCGACGTCAAGGCGTTGATCGGATCGGTTGGCGCCGACCTGGCGCGGAACATGGTGAAGGAGAACATCACCGGGCCGCTCGCGAGCCTCGGGCTTGACTTCCTGGGCGGCGGCAAGGGCGGCGCGACCGGTGCGGCAGGAAATGCGGCGCTCGCTGCCTCGACGACTGCGACCTCGGTCGCCATGACGGCGCTGACCGCCGCCGCTACCACGGCCGCTACCGCGCTTGCTTCCATCTCGTTGACCAGCTCGCTCGGCGGTGGTGGCGGCGACATCTTGGGCGACTTCATTTCCGGGCTTGGCGGCATGGCGAGCGGCGGCAACGTCTCGCCTTGGGGTATGACCCGCGTCAACGAGAACGGCCCTGAACTGCTCGACGTCAATGGCAAGCAGTACCTGATGAACGGCAGCCGGAACGCGCAGATCACCGCGAACCACAAGATGGGCGGCGGCATGAGCGCGAACATCTATCAGTCGTTCGCTCCTGGCACGGATCGCAGGACCACCGATCAGGCCGCAAAGTCTGCTGGCGCCGCGCTTCAACGCGCGCAGAGGATCTCATGAGCATCGTCGTCTACGGGGATGTGATCCTCCCGAAGCGCGTCGTCCTTGCTGGCGTCACTGGCCGGCAGACGCGCCAGAACATCCGGGTCGTGAATCAGGGCGGCTATGCGAACGCTACCGTCGTGCGCGACGCCACGATTCGCGAATACACCATCGGCATCAAGGCGATGGCAAAGGCGAGGTGGGACACGATCGAAGGCATCTGGGAAGTGACCGACTCCGGCGCCTATGGGTTCCTGATCGAAGACCCCAAGGATTCAGTCGTCACTGAAGGCGCGCTGCAGGGCTACATGCTGGGCGTCGAGTTCGGTGCGCCCGGCTTCGGCAACGGCGGCCCGCTGTACGGCCTGCGCCAGATCAAGCGGCCGGTCGCGGGATCGCGGTTTGTCGATCGAGTAGTGACTCGGCCGAACGGCGCGCCGGTCATGTTGCGCGATGTCACCCCTATTGTTGTCGGCGCCTCGCCTGGGAATGTGGCGTTGAGCGATGCCCCGGTCTACGTGACTTTCGTTGCCGATTCCTCGCAGAGCGTTGTCTCTGTGACGGTGGGCGCGACCACTCAGGTTGAACTCGGGTCGGCGCTGTCGGGCCTGGCCGTCGATGGCCGGCTGTGGCTCCAAGACCTGACCGGCGCGGACGCAGCGCTCCTGAACAACCAGAGTCACGAGATCGACTCTATTGCCGGCGCCGTCTACACGCTCAACACGAACACCGCTGGCAAGACGATCACGGCCGCTGGCACGGGCAAGAAGTACCCGCAACCGGACGAAGCGCTGAGCTGGACTGGACCCTTCTACGTCCCGGTGCAGTTCGCCGAAGACTTCATCGAGTGGTCGCTTGTGCGGCCTGGCGATATTGACGACCGGCTTTTCACCGGCCCTTCTATTCCGCTGATCGAGGTCCGGGAAGCGTGAAGACGATCCCCATTGCACTTCGCACCGAGTTTGCGAAGGGCTCAGCCGCGCGCGCGTGGTGCTGGTATTTCGAGCGAGCAGACAGCACGGTCAAGACGGTTACGACCTGGTCGCGGAATCTCTTGATCGACGGCTACGTCTACGGGGTCAAGGACGGCGTGAACCCCATGGCGATCGAAAGCAGTGCTGATGGCTCTGTTTCGAATTCCGAGATCACGGGTGCTCTTGCCGACGACTTTGTCACCGAGGCGCAGATCGAAGGCGGCATCTGGGACAACTGCTTTGTCACGGTCTTCGAGGTCAATCCGCGCGACCTGACCATGGGCCGTATGGCGCTCACGTCCGGCTGGCTGGGCGAGTTGTCCTGCGGGCGCACCACGTTCAAGGCCGAGTTGAGAAGCCTCGCGCAAGCCTTGCAGCAGCCGATCGGCGACCTATATCAGCCGATGTGCCGTGCCGTCTTGGGCGACTCGATGTGCAAGGTGCCCATCGAGACGATGCGCGTCACAAGCGCCCTGACAGGCATCTCGACCCGCCGCATGTTCGCCGATGTCTCTCGCGGCGAAGTCTCGGACTGGTTCGGCGCAGGCCTGTTTCGCGTACTGGACGGACCTTATGCAGGGATGCAAACGGAGGTTCACGCCTTCGAAACCGGCGTGTTCGCGCTCTCTCTTCCGCTCCCCTTCGACCCCTACATCGGCATGAACTATTCGGTCATCCCGGGGTGCCGCAAGAGGCACGAGCGCGGCGGTCTATTTCCCTTCGCAGTTTCCGACTGCCGGGACAAGTTCAGCAACGCCATCAATTTTCAGGGCGAGTGGCCTGCGGGCTTCCCTGGCAACAACCGAATCCTGGGCCTCGGCAGCTTGCAGGGGCAGCAGTCATGACACAGCAACAAGAAATCGTCGCATCGGCGCGCAGCCTGCTCGGAATTCGTTGGAAGCATCAAGCGCGTGACGGCGGAAGCCTCGACTGCGCTGGCGTCGTGCTCCACGCGGCCAAGGCGCAGGGGTTCGTCGATTGGGACATCCCAGCCGACTACGAACGCGAAGCGCCGCCGGAAGCGATGCTGTCCGTCTGCCGAGAGCATCTGATCGAGATCCCCCGCGCCGAGTTGAGCCCTGGCGACATGGTCGTCCTGCGCTACGCCAAGACCAACCACATCGGCGTGATCGGCGACTACCCGGTTGATGGGCACGTCTCCATCATCCACGCGCAGGCCACGAGCCCGCGCTGCGTCGTCGAGAACCGCTTCTGTGATGAGTGGCTGACCATGGTCAGGGCCAAGGTTATCGGCTGCTTCCGCTTTCCGGAGCGTGTTCGATGAGTGACGGCCGCACCTGGGGCGCCGTAGTTGGCGCTGTCGCTGGCTATTTCACTGGCGGCCTGAGCTATATCGGCACGGGCATCGCTGTCGGCTCCGCTGTCGGCGGCTTGCTCGAGCCGAAGAAGCACACCGAGACCGGCCGCGTTGACGACATCAAGGTCTCGCTGAGCAAGTACGGCGACGGCATCCCGGAGACTGTCGGGAACAACATCCCCTCGGCTACGTGCGTCTGGTCGACCTTCATCATTGAACTGCCCGAGGAAGAGCAGGGCGGCAAGGGCGGCGGCGGGACCGCGAACACCAACTACCGGCAGTTCATCGAGAGCATGTGGTGCCTGGGCAAGACGCCTCCTCCTGGAACCACGATCACGCTCCGTAAGGCATGGATCGACGGGAAGCTGAACTACGACTCTTCGCAAGGCCTCTCAGCAAGTCAGGCGCTGGCGACCGAAGAGAACCCATGGGCATCGATCGCCCTGCTTCCTGGCTTCGATGACCAGCTACCGGTGCCCATGATCGAGACCTATGAGGGTGTGGGCAACGTCCCGGCCTTCCGCGGTCGTATCTGCCTGTTCATCTTCGGCTTGGAATGCCCTGGTGGTCGTGTCCCTCAACTTCAGTTCGAGCTTTGCTTCAATGCCGAACTGGTCGACGACATCCATTTGGGTGAAGAAGTCGTCATCGAGACGGGCGAGCAGATCAGCGCAAGCCGCATGGCGAGCGACGGGAACACCAGCACGTTCTTTGCAGAATATGCCGATGGGACAGTGGGCCACCAGACTAAGCGCGTTGCTGTCTATTCCTTGGGCCTCGAAGGCGCGACTCTCCTCAACGAGTTCGCGATGGGCGACGAGTACTGGGGCATTTACACGTCTCTTTTCGGGGATGCCGACATCGATGCGATCTGCTTCCGCAGGGTCTCGTCGGTCGACAACGTCGACAGCGAATACAACGTTGTTGTCGACACTGAAGGGGTCGTTCTCAAGTCATTTCTCGTCGGCGCTGACTGCCTGGCTTTCGGTCAAGGGCTATCGAGTTGGTCAAAGCGCGGGGAGTTTTTCCTCATCAGCGGCGACAACTTGACGCCGGATCGTGTGAAGCTATTTGGGTGGGATTCAACGACGGAGATCGCCGCCACGGATATTGCGGGCCAGGCCAAGGTGCTGCTGACCGATGCAGCCGCCTGGGTTCTCGTCGGCGGGACATCCCCCAACACGCTGCAGGCGCACGAGCTGGAGCCGGCGTTCACCCTCATTGACGGCGTCAGCCTTCCAGCGGAGACGGCAGGACTTCAGTTGCGATTGACATCGCGCGATGGAGACACGTTGATTCTGTGGGCGGCGAATGAATCGACGGGCAATCTCCTTTACGTCTACACAGTATCTCTCGAAGCCTCGAGCATCGTCTTCACGGTGCGCAATGAAACGGTGCGCCTGGATGGAGCGATCCCGCATCCGATCGAGGAGAACATCGGAGCGGGTACGAACTCCGTCCTCGGCTGGGAGCGGTTGAGCGTTGGCGTCGACACGAATCTGCGCGCCTTCATGATCGTGTTCGATCGCGTACAGCCGGCCCCTGCCAGCGTTGCCGATTTCATCGAGAGCCAAAATCTTCGCGCCGGCCTGGCCGCGGACCAATTCGACGTATCCACCATCGACGATTCGTTCTGGGGCCTGACCCTCAAGAACCCCGCAAGCGCGCGCGCGAACATCACTCCGGTGATGACCTATTCGGCTCTTGGCGTGGTCGAAGAAGACGGGATGCTCAAGTACTTCAACCGGGCCGACAAGACCTCGGTTGTGACGATCCCCTATGAGGAACTGGGATGTGCTGAAGACGGCAGTGAGTCGGGCGATCCGTTCCCGTTGCTGCATACGAATTCTCAAGAACTGTCCAAAAGCCTGACGCTCACCTTCAACGATCGGAACTTCGACTACCAACAGAGCACGGTCAAGGCGTTCTTTCCGTCTGTCTCGGTGGGTGCAGACGATTCGGAAGTGTTGGACATGGCGATCGATGGCGGGCGCGCGGCAACCATCTGCCGTCGAATTCTTCTTGAGCGCCGTCGCTCGCAGAACACCCGGTCCTTTTCCATCTCGCGTGCGTATGCATACCTGAGTGCTGGGGATGTCGCGACCTTCCTTTCGCGAGATGGCAGCTACGGCGATTGGATGATCAGCAAGCTCACGGACACCGGGGCGAAGATCGAAGGCGAGTGCTTCCCGGCCGATTCTGACCTGCTCATCCAGACTGTTCCTGGCCCGAGTGCCTACCGGGCGCAACAGATCGAACCTCTTGCACCGCAAACGCGGATGGTGATCGGCGACTGGCCTCTCTTGAGGGACGCGGACAACAATCCCGGTATCTATACCGCGTTCGATCGCTTGGGGACTGGCGGGAGGGGCGCAACGCTGTTCGTCGGGCCTGACGACAGCAGCCTCGAGGATCGCGGTACGGTGTTCGCGTACACGACCATTGCGACGGCTATGAGCGTCCTTGGTGACTGGTCGTTGAACATCTTCGATCAGTCCAACACGATCACAGTGAACGCTCCCTCGGATGCGTTTGCCAGCGTGACCTATGACGCCTTGATTGCGGACAGCACGCTCAACGCCTGTGCATTCGGCAAGCCGGGCCGCTGGGAGATTCTGCAGTTCGGGACCGCCTCCTATCTGGGCGACAACGTCTGGCTGATCTATGACTTCCTGCGAGGCCAGAGGGGCACCGAGCACAACCGCGGCAACCACCAGTCAGGCGACCAACTCGTCTTCCTGAGGTCGTCCGCAATGCTGCGCCCGAACATGGACGTAGGCGGGTTGAATCAGAGCAAGAAGTACCGCGCGGTCTCGCTCGGCCGGTCGATCAACTCGGCGGCGTCTCAGAGCTACGTGAACACGGGCGAGCGCTTGCGCCCATTCAGCCCGGTCAACCTGCTGCACGAATTCGACGGAACAGACGTCGCCTTCACCTGGAATCGTCGCACGCGCCTGTCGAACAACTGGCTCGCTGGCGTGGTGCCCCTTGGTGAAGCAGCCGAGGCCTACGCGTTGACGCTCTACACGGACAACACCTTCTCGACGGTACAGCGCGTCTTGCCGCCGATCTCCAGCCCGACCGCTACCTACACCGCCGCGCAGATGGCCGCGGACAGCTACACCCCCGGCGACCCGCTCTATGTGCGAGTCCAACAGATCAGCGACACGGTCGGCGCCGGCCACGAACTTGAGGAAACGCTATGACATCACCGACTCTCACGCAGATCACCGCGGCCGCCGGCCAGGACGTTCCGATCAATGCGAACTTCCAGACGGTAAGCCCTGGGGCACTCTTCGCGCGCCGATACGGCTCCGGCATCTCCGGCCTGGTGCTGGGCTACTACGGCGGCACGTTCGAAGGCAACGACATCGCAGACGGCACGACGACCTTGGCGGCGAGCCAAGTCACGATTTACGTTGTTGCGCTGAAGTCCACGGGTGTCGTTTCGTCGAGCACGTCGAACAGCAATTGGAACGACACGACCAACTACTTTCGAATCGGTATCGCTACGACAGGCCCGGCAACGATCACCGCGCTACTCGACAAGCGGCAAGCCTATTCGGCGCAGGCCGGCTCGTCTTTCTCTGGCGGCACATTGGTCAGTGCCTTGAACGAGGCGCCAACTGTGACGCTGGCGTCTGCCGCCACGGTCAACATTGGCGCGGCGGCGGCGAACACCATCAATGTGACAGGCACGACAACGATCACAGCATTCGACACGATCGCTGCAAGTGCTATGCGGCGCGTTGTCTTCGCCGGCATCCTCACGCTGACGCACAATGGAACTTCGCTGATCCTTCCTACCGCCGCGAACATCACCACGGCAGCGGGCGACGTTGCAGAGTTCGTCTCGCTCGGCTCTGGAAACTGGCGTTGTGTGAACTACATGCGTGCCAGTGGGAACGCAGTCGCCGGCTCGTCGTTCACTGGCGGTACGCTGACAAGCGCGCTCAATGAAGCGCCGGCTGTCGCGCTCGCATCGGCCGCCACGGTCAACATCGGGGCCGCAGCAGCGAACACAGTCACCGTCAGCGGCACCACCACAATCACCGCGTTCGATACGATCGCAGCCAGCGCGATCCGCCGGGTTCGTTTCCTGGGCATCCTCGCGCTGACGCACAACGCGACATCTCTGATCCTGCCAGGATCGGCGAACATCACGACGGCGGCGGGTGACGTCGCCACCATGGAGTCGCTCGGTTCGGGCAACTGGCGGTGCATCAACTATTCGAAGGCAGACGGCACTTCCGTGGTGGGCGCTGGCCTTTCGAATTGGACGGAGGCTGTCAACACCTCCACTCCGAACGCCACGGTTCCAGTTGTCAGCTTCAAAGCCTCCAACGCAGCAACCAATGTCGACATAGTCCTTGGCGCCAAAGGGAACGGCGCAACCGCCACGCAGGTCGCCGACAACACCACGAGCGGCGGCAACAAGCGCGGCGGCTATGCATTCGACTGGCAGAGCATTCGCTCCTCGACGGGTCAAGTTGCGACCGGCTCGTATTCTGTCCTGCTCGGTACTAACAACTGCACGGCCAACGGCACACGCGCCGGCATCTACAACTCGGACGGATCGACCTGTGCTGGCACCAGTTCGGCGGTAGTCGCATCGGACGGTTCTACGTGCGCAGGTAACAACAGCGTTGTAGCAGGTGGAACGTCGAGCACTTCGGCTGGCGCGAACAACGCAACCCTAGGCGGACAGAACCACGCCAATAGCGGCACCTTCTCGGGGATTCTTGGTGGAGATGGTGCGTCGAGTCGAGGCCTTCGATCTGTCTTGGCCTTCGCCTCTGGCTCGATCTCCAACGCAGGCGATCAGCAGCGCATGGAATTCATCCAGCGCGTTGCCACAAGTAACGCGACGCCGACCGCAATGGCTGCGACTGGCGGCGTCCCGGCGGCGACGACTGCGATGGTCCTGCAGGCGAACTCCTCGGTGAAGTACCGCGCGGAAATCGTCGCCCGGGACGGCTCCACAGGCGACACGAAGGGCTGGATCGTCACCGGGACGATCAAGCGCCGCGCCTCGGCCGCGCTCACATCGCTTGTGGGAACGCCAACCGTGACCGTCGATGGCGCGGATGCTGCCGCAGCCGCATGGACTGTTGCTGCCGTCGCCAACACCACGCTGGGCAGTCTCGAGCTTCAAGTGACAGGCGCCGCCGCCACGGTGATTCGCTGGACCGCCAGCGTCTGGCTCGTCGAGAACGCGGGCTGACCGAAGACCACCATGAAAACCATCCAACCCGCTACGGCGGGTTTTCTTTTGCCTGGAGAACTATGAAGCAGGAACTCAAAGACATCGCCGTCGAACTCGCGGTACGCACGGCCCCCGCTGGCGGCATCGCCTGGTACTCGCAGATTAGTTGGACGGCGTTCTTCACCGGCGTGCTTGTCGTGCTGCAGATCGCCTATCTGGTGCGCAAGTGGTGGCGCGAGGAGTCCGAGTGGGGTGTCCGCATCAAGCGGTGGACACAAGGCCAGTTCACGAAGCCCGGAGATCTCCAATGACGCTCGCTCAAATCATCGCCCAGATCCTGAACCCGGGGCTGGCGCTGCTGCCGATCTCGATGGACTCGACGAAGGCGCGCGTCATGCTGCTCGCCATCGGCCTGCAGGAGTCGGAGTTCACCCATCGCGCTCAGGTGCTCAATGGTGGCGGCAAAGGGCCGGCGCGCGGCTTCTGGCAGTTCGAGCGCGGCGGCGGCGTGAAGGGCATCATGGGGCACCACGCGACGACCGGACATGCACACCGCATCTGCGCGGAGCGTGACGTGGCCTGGGATCCGGCCGTCGTGTGGGCGAAGCTCGAAACCGATGATCTGCTGGCCTGCTGCTTCGCGCGGCTGCTGCTGTTCTCCGACCCGCACGCACTGCCCGCCGTCGACGACGTGATCGACATCGACGCGCCCGAGGACTCGGCCTCGTGGCGCTACTACGTCAACAACTGGCGGCCGGGCAAACCGCATCCGGAGAAGTGGAAGGCCAACCATGAGGCGGCGCGGCGCGCGCTGGGCGTCTGATGGCTGACTTCGACTGGAAGAGGCTCGTCGGCGGCATCGCCCCGGTGCTCGGCACGGTGCTGGCTGGCCCGCTGGCCGGCGCGGCGATCTCGGAGCTGGCAAGCGCTCTGCTGGGCAACCCTGACGCGCCAGAGGCCGATGTCGCGGCCGTGCTGTCGACGGGCCGACTGAGCGGTGAGCAGGTGGTCGCGATCAAGCAGGCCGGGAATGCGCTGACCGTTCGCCTGCGCGAGTTGGACATCGACGTGCTGAAGATCAACCAAGCAGCCGACGCCGCGCTGATCGCCGACACGTCCGACGCTCGGCATACCTTCGGCAAGGATGAGAACGTGTTCGTGCTGGGCTGCATCATCCTGGGCGCGTTCGCCGTGCTGATGGGGCTGGTGCTCACGGGGCTGTTCTACCTGATGACCGGTAAGGTGGACGTCAACCCAGGCGTCATGACCGCGTGCGGCACGCTCATTGGCACGATCGTCGGCTACGTGGCCGCCAATGCCCAGCAGGTGGTCTCGTTCTTCTATGGATCGAGCAAGGGCAGCAAGGACAATGGCCAGGCGATCGGCGCAGCGCTGACCGAGTCGATCAAGCAGGCCTCATCTCGTTGATGCGCGATTGCGAGGGTCCATTGCCTCATAGACCCTGCTGCTTCAAGAACTCGTAGCGCACTCTCAATCTCTGACGGTGAACCTTCAGGGCTAGTATTCGGGCCTCAATCTCAACTTCCCCCTTGCTCTCTGCCAGCATCTTCATGATGTCAAAGACTGGGCTGCCGAATCCGTAGGCGGTGACAAGCAGAGCCAGAAGTCCAGCGGGGCCGCCCAGGAACGCAAGACCAATAACGCCGACGAGCAAGTCCCCGCCCGGTTTGACGAACGACATAGGCTTGCGTTCGAGCGGGATTAGTGCCAGTTGTTGAATCTCGAGATCTACGTCATAGATCTGTCTGAGGGCTTCGATCGATGTGGTGGGCCACGGTTGGTCGAACAAGCCCACCTTAGCGCTCGCCTATTGCCCTGCGATCACTACCGACTTTGGCCGAGATTCGACCAACGAGTCCTCTTGCATGCGAGTGGCTGTCGCGACCTTGTCTGCTTCAGCCTCTTCCCAGTACTCATAAAAGCGGCGCTGCATATCTGCGCGTGATTCGATTCGACGGCGCAACACCGCAAAATAGCATCCCCAAATTGCAGCAAGCAGTACCCCCAGCGTGAGCACTGTGGCGGGCCCAAAAGTCACTGAAGAGATGGACCCACCGTAGAGGACCAAAAGGGCGGCCACACCGAGACATGGCACGGCCGCACCTACGATGGTGTAGACCAGCGCCTTCTTTCGCTGCGAGGCCTCGTAGGCTTCAATCTCTTGTGCGACGGTAGGTGACAGGGGGTCCATTTCGCGATTTCATATCATGGTGCGGCGGGGTGGATTTCCATCATACGCTTGGCGAGTCCATCCCGTCATTCTGCCCCGAGGCTGATTCATTCCCACGCCTCCCGCGCCGCCTCAACAGGATCACGGTTCGGGTTCTGGTCGTAGAGCTCGATCGCCAGGTCCGAGACTTGATGGGGGTCGGCGTTTCCTTCGGCCAGGCGGCACCACTCGGCCAAGAAGGCGTGTTGCCACCTGAACCAAGGGTCGTTCGCCAACTGCTCCAAGACGTTGTTCATTTCAAAATCTCCATCTGCCATTCCTGCAGTACCCATGCCTGCTCGTGCCTCTCCAGGCCCACGATCCGGATCTCGTCGCCGAGCACGGAGGTGACACGCGGCTCATAGAGTTCAGGGCTTCCCCCGTTCTCCGGCCCGGCGAGGAACAGGACCACCACCATGCGGTCATCGTTCGTCTTTCGCGTGCTCAGCAGCGTGCCCAGGTACTCCTTGGGTTTTTGGTTCCACGTCAGGGACCGTCCACCAATCCGCCGCGGGGAAACTCGAACTCTCATACTGTATAAATATACAGCTTTTTGGTATGCTTTCAAGCATGGACGACACCCCGGCAGACCTCTGGATAGCCGCTTGCGCGCACCGGCTGCAGCAGCGGTGGCGCACCGTGGATCCGCTGCAGTTGGAGGAGGTCGCCGGCGAGCTGTGGCGTGATGAGCGCCTGCGTGAGATGGCGCCCAGCGCCGCAGCGGTGGCCTGGCTGGGTCCGGTGAGGGCGCTGCCCTTTTGACCGTGCTGAAGAGAGCCCGCGTCGCGGCGGGCTTGGTGGGCGGGCGGCTAGGCAGCTCGCGGGCGACGAGGCGGCATGAGGCGCGCCTTGTTCGCCGGCGGCGTATTTCCGATCATCAGCAACTGATCCAGCATCGGCAAGGCAAGGGGATCGCGTTCGCTGAAGTAGCCAGCCGCCCGCTCAGGCATCCAAACCTGGTTGATGTAGTTGCGAAACTCAACCAGAAATTCGATGGGGTAAAGCTTCGCCTCGACACTCGCGCGTCCTTCGAACTCGTGGGTGTACGTCGGCAATGCGTCAGTATCGATTCCGAGCTGATCGCGAAGGAACTTGCAAAACATTCGGCCCTGGGAGATGTCGGGCATCATCGATTCAGGCAACGTGTACCCCCGAACCTCCAACGGCGCGATGAGGGTATTCGTCATCTCCTGCAGAATCGAAAAGTGGGTGGGCGGAATTTTGCCGATGTTGAGCATGTGCCGGCGCAGGTGATACGGAAGCGTGATCTCCCGCGGCTGTTGCTTGTTCCCCGACATCCAGTCGTAGATCCACTCGGATACTTGCACCGCGAAATCCGCGGACAACCACTGCGCCAGATGAATCGCGACCTTTGGGTGGACCCAGGTGCTATGCACACCTTCAGAAGACGTAACCTGTTGATTTAAAAGCAGAACGCTAATCTGAGTTTTGGCAGAGAGGGCGCGCAAGAAGTGCCCCGTCGTCTCGTTTCTCAGGTAGTTGTACCAACGCTTTCCAGCTGCGTTGCAGAGATCGGTAGCGTTGATGTAGCCGTCCTCTGTGCGCTGCTGGATGATCGAATTCGCAACTTTGTGCGAGATCAAGTTGAGGGAGGACTGATGGGTCGGGGGGAGGGGAGCGGGCATATATTCCTTTTTGGATGCCACGCGGCAGGGATGTCTGTTACGAATCTGCGCTTGATACGCAGAGTGAACGCAACATAGAATCCCCTTCGCTCGTTACAAATTTCCGAAGTCGGTCCGCCAAGACTATTGACCTCGGGATTGAGCCTAATGCCGGCCCCTAGGGGTCGGTTTTTTTTGGCCTCTTGAATCGAGGCCACTATTTATGCGGCAGAGGATTCACCACGCACTATAGCTGCACCACAAATCGGCGTCACTGGATAAGTCTGTGGATAAACGGTGTTTTTTCGGTGTCAGATGAAGCGTAATTCGCCCTGGAAGCCGCATGCTGTGGCGGTTTGATTAGATCTGTCGTTTTCATGGAACAGGCCTGCACACGAAAAAAACATTCGACTGTGGTCAAGCGACTGCCTTGGCGTCTCAAGTCGTGGGATGCGGCAGGCGGTAGCATGGTCGGCCATGTGCTCTCACTACATCAGCGAACGTCGCCGGGCCTACTACCGCAAGCACTACGGCATCGAGCTGCCGCCAGACTGGGAGGCGCCGCGCGGCTCCAGCCACGTCTACCCGACCCAGGTGGCGCCGATCGTTCGCCGGCCTCCGGAGCGCGAGTCAGGCGATGAGGCTGTGCCGGAATTCGAGATGGTCATGGCGCACTTCGGCCTGCTGCCGGGCTTCGCGAAGGATGTGAAGTACGGCGTGCGCACGTACAACGCGCGCACCGAGACCGTGGCGAGCCTGGCCAGCTTCAAGAACGCCTGGGCGAAGGGCCGGCGCTGCATCGTGCCCTGCGAGGCAATCTTCGAGCCCGATTGGCGTACCGGCACGCACATCCCCACCCGTTTCACCGCCGCCAACGACGAGACGCTAGGCGTGGCCGGGATCTGGTCGCCCTGGAAAGCGCCGACGGGCGAGTGGGTCGACAGCTTCGCAATGCTGACGATCAACGCCGACGACCACCCGGTGATGAAGCACATGCACAGACCGGATCCCAAGCGCCCAATAGTGATGCAAGACAAGCGGATGGTGGTGATCCTGCCCGAGGCGCAGTACGAGGAATGGCTCGACGCGCCGGCCGAGCGCTCGATGAACTTCATGAACCAGTACCCGGCCGAGCGTCTGGTGATGACGCCGGAGTCGCTGCCGCCGAAGGAAGTAACGCTCAAGGCGACGCGGGCGAAGCAGGAGCCGCCGCCTGAACAATCAACACTGTTCTAAGCCGGACTACGGCGTCCCTGTGGCCAAGCGATTCAGTAATCTCTGACTTGCTGCATCACTCAAGTGGGATGCCAGATTGCGTCGACACTTGGTCAAGCATGCGGTCGTGCTGGCGAGCCAACTCTGCTGCCTTTGCATCGGCCTGGGATTGCGCCAATGCAAAAGCTTCGTTCAGCCCTTCGATTGTCCTGGGCATGATCCCGCCATTCGTCCCGTTGTCGGGAAAACTGCAATGCAAGACGTTGCCCTCAAGGCGGAGTTTCATCACCCCGTACCTAACCATTCTGAAAACATCGGATGCGAGTGGCTCGTCCACATTGAAGGCCACCTGGTTCCAGGCTTTGGTTTTTTCTCGGTTAATGGTCAGGATCTTCAT